ACCACCATTATAATCCATGCATATTGCAATAGTATTAAAATTCTTTAGGATATATAAAAAGTATTTAATATGTTCTTTTAATGAGGCTCCAGCTAAAGCATAAGAATGAACCAAAGTACCCATTTGTTTTTCATGATTAACTTTTATAACTTGAATTGCAAAATCATCAGAAGATTCCGTTTCTGACCAAGATGGATCGACGGCTACAATATACTCATCTTGTGGATTACCAACGACTTCTACAGATGGATTTTCTCCATCAGGAACTGTACACAATGCCATTTTAGATATTTTAAAATATCCAGAACTGTCATCTGTAAATTGAGCGCCAAACTCTCTTTGAAACTGCGACTCACTCATTGTAGCTTTTGCTTGATTGATTAGATTCTGATCGTACAACTGAACTGGAGCGCAATCATATGAAAATTGCATAACGCATCTTTTAGATGAATCTGTTGGCTTTGGATTATGTATTAAATTATCATACTGCTCAAATAATTTATATAAATATTCAAACTTAAAAGATGCAGAAGACAGCGCAATCAATTTATTGTTAGGCCATACATATCTATCTTCCTCTTTCATCTCGCCGCGCTCAATCAATTGAGTTTCTAGATTATACAATTCTTCGCGTTGAGTAGGATTTTGAACTACAGATAAGAACGGCACTATAACTTCATTATAAATACGTTCAGGCATCAATAGAAACTCATCAATAATAATACGATGAAAACGAAAACCACGAAGCTTTTCACCATCACCCAAAGGTAATGCACGAATGCGGCTTTTACCTATTTCCATTAACCATTCGTCATTGTTTTTAGAAACGTGAGTGATGCATTGCTTCAATAAATAAGCTTCAGGCTTCGCCGCAATATCTTCGATCTTTTTAAATATCATTTTCGACTGACGAAACGAACGAGACATAATACCAATCTCAATACCTTGATTAAGAATAGCATCCAATATAGCAAAGATACCAGTAGTATAACTTTTACTCATACCACGCGACCAAACGCCTAAAAAATAATCACTTTCCAACATAGACTTTACTGCCATATGTTGAAATGGAAATAATTTTACTCCTGTAATTAAATCAGTAGTAAAAGTAATATTGTTTCTTAAGAATTGATAGAATAAAAGCTTTGCCTCACGCTCTTCAAGGAAGCCTTCTTTCTTAGAAAGCTCCTCGTTTGAAACGTAAGGGTTTTTTCTTATTCTTTGATTACCTGTTTCCCAACTCATGATTTAAAAAATATTGTAAATCTACCTGCCATAGATCTTTGCCAAAATATAGCAATTTTGGTATAAGTTCTATTGATTTTTTTCTGCTGCCTGTAAAGACGAACTGCACATGTCTCGGATACTTATGTGTTAATTCGCGCATGTTATGAAAAACATATTCTAAATTTGTTTTTCTTTTAAATTTTTTATGATTATTGATTATATCATCGATTGTTGTTTCTATGACTACAAATAGATATCCCTCAAGCTCAACTGTGCGTTGTATTTCTCTTTCAAAACGCTCAACCCCAGAAGCCAACGTTCCTAAGAAATCATTTTCGCTTTTTCTATCTACAAAAGTATAACTATATTTTTGATTATTTATTAAATAATCTCCAATAAATAGTTTTTCAACTTTTGTATTAGTGAATTCAAGAGGATCTTGTTCGCGAGTGTCCACTAAAACAGTTTCATTTTTTAAATTAACATTATTAAATGTTTTTGGCAAAGGCTTATTAAAAATAGGCTCTTTATCTAATGATTTACATACCGAATTATAAGAGCCAAAGTGTTTTTTATACAAATCAATCGTTGGCAAATTTAAAGACCTTAGTTCATTATAAAAAGGAGCATAAAAGTAATTTTTTACCTTTAATCTTTTTTTTAATATTTCTATATATTTTTCTTTAACAGTTTCTTGATTTTCATTTTTTTCCCACAGCAAAAATTCATTAAAGTCTAAGAATTCTGTGTTAAAATACTTGATTTTATTAACGAAAGGGATTGGATTTTTGTAATAAAGAGAAACTCTTGGATAATATTTACAATAATACTCTGCCTGATACATTCCATGCTTTTTCAAGTGAGCGTGAAAACATTTATCATTAATAAAAGACTCATTACATATCTTACATTCTGTCATATAGCGTCTTCTTTAGTTATTCCTAGTATTCTCGCCTTCCATGCAGACATTGTTTCAAGCCTATCAGCTTCTTCTTTGACAACTTTCTTTTGCATATCTGCTATCTGAATCATCATCTTTCTTTCATTTTCATCTTGAAACAACTCAACAAGACTAAGAATAGATGCGTTCTTTTGTTGATGCGATTCTATGCGCTTTGCGCGTTCACCATTCAACTTTTGCAACGACTTATCGATACGTTGGGCGCATTGATTATATTCTTCGCTAATAGTCTTTAATACTTCAGTAAGACGCATGGTAAAATCTTTTTGTTCTTGAGTATCATTGAACATTTCATTTACTTTGTTCTTTTTCATATCAATTTGTTTAAGATTTATATAATCCATGCAAACGTTGATATATAAATTGATTTCATCAATCGTAAGATCTGGCTTGTCCCAAACTGAACGAACGAATTCAGCCTCGAAAAGATCTTTATCATTTCCACTGCGATAAGAATCATAATTTTGAACAAAACGAGGACTGCCAAGATAATTTAATAGTTTTTCTAAATACTTTCTATGCTGCAAAGTTAACTTTTCTTCTGAAAGATCTTGACCTGCCCATTTATTTACTTTTTTAATAACAGTACCCAAGCTTCTTGGCACAACATATTTTTCATTTACTGCTGATTCGCTTTCTACTAGATATTCTGGATACTTTTCTTTGATATATTTATGAACCGCTCTGTATTGAGGAGTAATAAACACGTTAAGATTAGAAACTCCTGCTAACTCTTTAGAGAACAACAGTTCTGTAATCTGTTTTGGCGTAATGCCAGTCTTGATATTCTGATCAATAAATTCTACATGAGAGGTTGTTAACGATTCTGAGTCTGGTTTTGGTTTAGCTTTTTCTTTCTTACTTAACGATCCAGAAGAAATCATGTAATCTCTAACTGCTTTAGCTTCTCTAGATCTGCCTTGAAGATCTTCTCTATTATATAATAGATTTGCGATAACAACATAGTCTGTCAAACCTTCTTCTATTTTTTTATTAATAAATACTTTTTGTTCTTCAGATAAATTATTCATTGTTAAAAATATCGTTGTCTTTTATCAATGATTTGGCCTTTAAATATAACATCTTTTTTAAGTTCTTGATTTGTTTATATCCAGCCTTGCGACCCTTCTCACTTGTCTTGAATTTTAAAAATTGAGCAACTTCATCGTCGCTCAAACAGTCTATAAAAAACATTTTATACGCAAAAAACTGCTTATCCGTGAGATGTTCTTTCATTAATGAATGAAGCTTTTTCTCTGCGGAAGGAAAATTAATAGATTCGGCTTCTGGTATAGATACAAAATAATTTTGATGATTTTGCAGGCTTACTGTCATCTTCAAATCGTAAGCATTCTTTTTTGTTTTCTCCCATTTAGCATACAATGGGCATTCATTGCATTGTTTTTGACTTTTTGTGAAGCCACATGTATTTTCTTCATTGCTTAACGAAGCTGCTTTATTATTATTGAATGAACAATTTACACAAGGTTTTACAAAGCAACTATATGAGTTTCTAATTATGTTTTTAATCTGATTAGATACGATTCTATTTACCCAAGGTTCTATGGGGCGCTTCTGATCCCAGAGGTGCCATTTCTTATGTATATGAATCTTTATTATCTGCTCAATGTCTTCAAAATCGAACCAAACAATTGCTTTTAACTTCCACTTAGCTTTTCTTTTTTTTACGACTTGATCAATGATCTCATACATTTCTTCAAAAGTTTTTTTGTTTTTATGCTTCATTCACCTCGTTAAAGTTCTTACTAGAAGCGCACTCTTTTAATGATTGAGAAAGGTATTGCTCTTTAGTAAGCTTTTCGATTTTACCAATCGGTCTAGAGAATCTTTCGGAAGATGGTGGGGTATTGACTATATCTTTTACAGAAAATTTATAGCAAGCAGTGATATGGTAATTTTAGGTGAACCTAAGAAAAAAGAGATGGGTGTTGATGATG